CGGAAGCATTTCGGCGCACAACCCAGCAGCCGAGCCCGCATGACTTCCCGCGGGCTGTGGTGGCCGGCGAGATCCCAAGCAACCAGCGGATTCGCGTAGCTTGCGAGCGGCATCTTCACGACCTGGACCGGGAGGATCTGTACTTCGACGAGGAGGAATGGTCGGCCTACGTCGACCTGGTCAACCAACTCAAGATCACCGGCGGTCACGAACTGACCGGAAAGACAATGCAGCTCCTCCCCTGGCAAGCCTGGGTAGTGGGTTCCATGTTGTGCTGGCGTTTCCGTGCCGATGACGGCCGACGCTACAAAAGTGGCTATATCGAGGTGGCGAGGGGGGCGGGAAAGACGACGCTCATGGCGTCGATGATGCTCCATGTGGCTTCGTATACCCAAGGGGCTGAGGGGATCATGTTGGCCAACACGGTTTCCCAAGCCCGCCAGGCTTACCGAACGGCTTCAGACTTCGCCCGGAATACCTGGGGTGATCACAAGGACAAGGAAAACGGAGATCAGGCCCTTTGGGAGACGACCGAGCGGGAGTTGCGGTGTCGAGCGTCTGGTGGCTTTATCCGGACCTATGCGGCGGTTGGATCGACGCTCGACAGCTTGAAAGCAACCGCGTACCTGATCGACGAATCCTCAGAGCAAACCACGGACTGGATGTCCAAGATCGTCAGCGCTCTACCGAAAAGCAACACGTGCTTCATGGTTTCTATTACGACTCCAGGACCGCTATCTCTGGGGCGAGATTCACCGTACTACCTGCGCAGGCAAGTAGCCGTAGAGGCTCTGAAGCCGGAGAACTGGGACGAGCTGGACACGTTCGCGGCTCTCTTCGGCCTGGACGACGAAGACGATATTCTTGATGAGGACCGCTGGATCGTTGCTCAACCGAGCCTAGGACACGTGATTCCGATCACCAGCTACCGGCGGATGCTGCGCGAATACCAGGTGACGAACAAGCTAGGTGACTTCGAACGCTTCGCTTTGTGCAGGTTCAGTACTAAGGACTTGACCTGGATCGACTCCCGGCTCTGGGAAGAGAATCAAGCCGACGTCCCGGAGTTCCCACCCAAGCACACCAAGGTCTACGCGGCGGTGGACTTCTCGAAGTCCTTCGACATCTCCAGCCTTGCCTACGGCTGGTGGGAGACGGAAAAGTTCCGACTACGCTGGCGTCACTGGGTGATTCGACGCGAGAAAGACGAAATCCAGCGAGACTATCAGCGGCATCTCGAGCACTGGGAGACGCTGGACCATGTGGAAGTATGCGAGAACTCGGTTCAATATGACCGAATTCGCATGGCTCTTCAAGAGTTAAAACGGTCCTGCGAGCTACAGATGGTCGGTTATGACGCCCTGGGGGGTATGCAACTAAGCGTCCAGGACTGGGAACAAGAGCTGCGAATGGAGCCATTTCCCCAGACAATCGTCTCGATGGGGCCAAGTACATACATGCTCGAGGACTTCATCAGAAATCGTAAGTTAGAAATGATGCCTTGCCCTATTGCTAACTATGCTCTAAGCTGCGTCCAGATCGTGGAAAACGTGAACGGCGACCGGCGGGTGTGCAAGGCCAAAAGCTCCGGAATCGTGGATCCGATCGTCAGTGCGGTGATGGTTATGGGTGTTCTCAAGATGATGAACGCGGAACGACCTGGAGCCTACGGGGACTCCACAGACCTGGCGTTCTAATTCCTGGCGGGGCTTCTTGGATTTACGACGGCTATTTAGATGGCCGAGAGTTAGTGCCAGCGGTGGCGCCGGCGCTGACGGTGTCTGGTGGCCGACTTATCCAAATACTAATACCGACGCGGTAGGGGCTTTTGCCAGTTACCCTCCAAGAGCCCTACGGCTCCCAGCGGTCAAACGAGCGGTCACCGCGATCTCCGGAGACCTTGCACGGATTCCGATCAAGTCCTACGGCTACCAGGGTGACGAGTGGGTCGACCTGGGAAGGACAAACGAGACGAAGCGACTCAACGAGAGCGCCTCATCTTTCCACACTGCTACCGAATTCAAGAGATGGGCGTTCTCTCAATCGCTCCTCTGGGGTAACTCGTTCGCGCTGATCTCGAGGACCGGGACACAGCTCGATCAGTTCATCCCATTGAACAATGCCGACGTCCAGCTCAACCGCAAGTCTGACGGGACCTGGTACTACACGACAGCGGAGTACGGGGACGTCGCGGTTGCGGACATGCTGCACTTCCGGATGCCGGCGCACGTTAAGCAACTCTGGGGAGACTCTCCAATTGTTGACGCGGCACGGACGCTCGCGCTCTCCGCGGAGCTGGAGACCGCCGGCCTCGAGGCATACAAGATGCCCGGAATGTCCAAGTGCGCCTTGGTCACCGAGGAAGCGATTGGCGCCGACGGCGTTCGTGCGATCCAGGAAAGCTGGAAGAACTCCCATTCTGGACCAGAGGGAATGCTCCGTCCGATCGTCGCTCAGAACGGTGCAAGCGTCCAGGCGATCGGAAAATCGTTTGTCGATCAAGAATGGATCTCGGGACGCAAACAAGCGATCGAAGACGTCGCGCGGGTGTATGGGATCCCGCCATATGTCCTCTTCAGCGAGTCCGGATCCAGCTTCAGTTCCGAGCAATCACGGATGTATGCGGACAGTCTCGCGAGCTATACCGACGCTTGGGGCGCTGAACTCGCGATGAAGCTTTACCCCGACCAGGACGTGAAAGTCTGTTTCGATACCACCGCGCTCATGCGGGGCTCGTTCAACGAAGCGATGACCGCGTACAAGGAAGCGGTTCAGCTAGGGGTTATGACTCCGAACGAAGTCCGTCGCGAACTGGGACTCGCGGACGTACCGGGTGGAGATGAGATGTACGTCGGTCCGAACATGATGCAAGGGGGTAACGATGCCAGTCGAACACCGGATCAGAGCGAAGAGTCGAGCGAACCAGACGAGCTCGAAGAATGAGATCCGCGGCATAGCGGTCCCCTACAACGAAGCAAGCAGTCCGCTCCCTGGAGCTGGCCGCGAGTTCCGCGAGATCATGAAGCCGGGGGCGCTTTCGACCAGCGGTGACACGGTCCTGATTCTCCAGCACGACCAGAGCGGTATTCCCCTGGCTCGGGTCAGTGCGGGAACGCTCTCATTCCGGTCGACTGACGCGGGTCTCGAGTTCACCGCGACACTTCCGGAGAGTCGGAAAGAACTTCACGAAGCACTAGAGCGCGGTGATATGGACGGGTCCGTATCGGTCGGCATGTACGTCGACGAGGACGAATGGACTCACGGTAAGGAGACATCAATCCGAAAGGTGACATCGGGTCGCCTGGTTGAACTGTCTCTTGTTTCCCCAGCGGGTGCCTATGCGTCCGCAAAAGTGGAGGTAGGCCCCAATGGCTGACCTTGTTTCAATGCGAGCCGAGGCAGCAGAGGCCCGGCAGAAGATCGACACCATTCTCGGTATCGACGGTGAACTCAGTTCCGAGCAGTCCGAAGAACTCAGCAACCTCGACACCGAACTCCGTTCGATTGATACCAAGATCAAGCAAGCCGAGATCCGCGCATCTGCGAAGGAAGCAATGGACACTCCGAGCTTTGGGTTCAAGGGTGTTGAAACCGTGAAAGTGAATGAACCCAAGCTGGACGCGCGCCAGCAGTTTGTTAAGAACCTCAATATTGCGGTTCGCAACGGCGGACTCCAGGAAAGGTTTCTTGACTTTGCCAGCACCGAAACCGGGAACACAAACAACGCGGCAGCGCTGTTCCCGGTCGATCTTCAGAACGAGATGGTCCGGATGATGGGGGACCTCTCCGCGGTCCGTCAGGCTTGCCAGGTTCGCTCTTATGCCACCGATGTCGAGATTCCCCTGGTGAGTGCCGTCGCAAACGTGACCGCGTACCAGGGAGAAGGGGAACCGGCCGAAGAGCTCGATCCCGATTTCAGCAAGGCCAGGATTCGTTCCTTTTCTTCGCGGGTTCGGACTCGAATCACTCAGGAAGTTCTTCAGGATTCACGAGGCGGGGCGGTTGCTGAAGTTGTCCGGCAGCAGGCTGAAGCTCAGACGCGATGGTTTGAATCGCGGATGATGACCAATACGGCCGCACAATCGTCCAGCGATGTTGATGGACTTTTGGCTACTAACTTCTCCGCTCTTCCGAGTTCTCCAGCGGATCATATCGCTGGCAACAGCTCGACCAGCGGCTCGACTACTTGTGACGCCGTGACCTATGAAGACTTGGTAGATACAGCCTTCGGAATGAAAGCCGCATACTGGAGCCTGCCGAAGAACTGGATTCTTTCACCGTCGATGTACACGGCATGTATGAAGATCCTAGACACCAACGGTCGGCCGATCTTGCAGCCCGCGTTGACGTCGGACGCGAAGCAATCTCCAGCATTTGGAACGCTGCTCGGATATCCGGTCTTCGTTTCTGACGCTATGACCGAAGCAACCGAGGCCGGAACCTACCAGGCTCTTCTTCTTGAGAGTGGTTCGTACATCGTCGCCGACCGATTGAACATGATCTCCCAGGTCGATCCTTACGGTGACAACGCAGCGAACGGCATGGTTTCGTATTACCTGTCAATGAGGTCTGACGCGCGCTGGCTTCGTCCGGAGTCTTCCGGTCGTCTGCTTCTCGCTGCCACCTGATCGCTTCTCTCGGGGGGGGCGGGGGGCTTCGGTCCTCCGTCTCCCTAGCTGGGGTCTCATATGCTCGTCGTGACTTCACAATCGGCGCATCCATTCCAGCTCTCGGAGTTCCGCGATCACGTCGGAGTCGGATACACCGACGACGATCCAGCACTACAGCGGTCGCTCGATGCGGCCGTCATCCTCTGGGAAAAGTCGACGCGGTGGTTTACCAGGACGACCGCGTTCACCCTCGATTGGTACACCCCGGCCGCCACCGTCCACGCCGGCGGGGGGACACTCGCCATGTCCGCTGTCTCGAGGCTTGACCCGGACGGGTCGACGACCGAGACGGTGACGTCTGACTGGTTCCTTACTCGCGGGCTCGGGGAAGACTGCGTCAACCTGAACAGCTCGGGAACTTTCAAGAACGGACACCGCTATACGGGGACCTTCGCGGTCTCGGTCTCCAGCGTCGAAGACACGGTACGAGCGGCCGTCTACGGGCTCGGGACTCATATGTTCATGAACCGGGACGTCCAGATCACGGGGACGATTGCGACGACGATCCCATACGCGGTCCGAGCAATCATCGGTCTCTATCAACGGGGCAGCTTGTGAGCGCTGGTCGCTTCACCCATCTCGTGACGTTCAAGGAACCGACGTCGACCACGGACGAGGCCGGGCAGAAGTCCATCACCTACGCGACCGCGTTCACGGCTCGCGTTGACGCCCTGGTCCTCAGCTCGAGGAAGTCGGAAGAATACGACCAGGTTCAGACCGGATCGGACGTGGTTCAAATGCGGATGCCATTCAATCGGAAAGTCAAGGTCGACTGGCGAGTGACCTGGGAGGGTTCCGACTGGGACGTCCGGACCACGCGAGACGTCGACGGGCGCCGGCGCATCCTCGAGGTAACCGCGGAAAGGTTTGGTCAGTAATGGCTCTTTGGAGACCAAAGTTTAACCGCGGCGCGACGGCTTCGACTCCGAAGACCGAGATACCGCTGGACCTGAAGCTGGACCGGAAGTCGATCGAAGCGCTCAACGCGAAGACCCAGTACGGCGTAAGAAACACTCTTAGCACCGCGTCCAAGTGGGTAATGAAACCAGCACGGGAAGACGCGCGGCAGATATCCAGCTATGGGATAAGGGGCTCGAGATCGCAAAAGCGGCCAACCTTCAAAGACCCAACGAACCGGAAAGCGGTCAAGGGTCTACGCGGAGTCGGTGATACCTATTCGCTCGCGGTCTTTGACTCCAAAGGAAACTACAAGCGAACGGTCCAGAAGAAGGTCCGGTCATACCGCGCGGGGATCCGCAAGGCGAGCGCGTACCGGATGAGCGGCCGATCTGATTCCTCCGGGGGCGTGACGTTTCTTCTGAGCGTCAACAAGAACGCGGACTATTACAACTTCGTCGCAAACTTCTGGGAGCACGGCTGGACCGCGAAGGGTCGAAAGCTCCCCGGAAATCAGTTCATGACCAGGGCGGTTGACCGAAACGTACGAGAGATCGGGAAGCGGTTCCGGCTTGCGATTGACAAGGCCGTAGAACGTGCTGCGACTGGTGACCGTCTCAAGGCTTCCGATCTTAAGGGGCTGGCATGACCGCGTATTCGAGCTTGATCGAAGACATCCACGAAGCGCTTACAAATGGCTCGAGCGGGGTCGGGGTCTCGGTGTCCGCGGACATCCGTCAGCGCGGGGACGTCATTCCTGCGGTCGTCTTCACGATGGACGGGGCCGACTTCACCAGGACGACGACCAGCTCCGAGGCACCAGTACACGCGCGGGTTCGCTTCGATTGTCTTCACGATTCCCGGCTCGAGGCCGACGACCTGGCCGCGGATGTCTTGTCCGCGCTGGATGCCAGCTCGCTGGTAGCTGGTCGGGAATCGGACGACCACGATCTTTTCTCCAGGGGAGCGGACGTCGAACCCGTGTACCTGACTTCATCCAGTTACGTGATCACTTGCGGGACTCTCTGACATGGCTACCAACTTCAACGGATCGGATCTCTCTTTTGCATCAACAGCTCTGAACGTTATCGACGTCAACTACCAAAAAGGGGAAGTCCCAAGGGTGGAAGCGACTCACGCGGGCAGCACGTTTAAGACCTACCTGGCCGGGATCCCGGAAGCCGGAACGGTGACCGTGACCAGCTACAACGATCCCGGAACCCCAGGTGATACCGGCGCATTCTCCGGCGGGAATATCACGCCCAGCGGAACGACCTATCGACTCGAATCCGTCGAGCCGACCGGATCGATCGACAACGCGGTTACCTACTCCTCGACCTTCGTGAGAACGGCTTGATGCAACTTCTGACCGTGCAAGACCTGATCGACATTCAGCAAGCAGAGCAACCGATGCAAGAACCCATGGCGGTCTCCAGGGCTACGGGTAAGACGCTCGAGGAAATCCTGAAGATGCCAGCGGTGGAGTACATGAAGTGTCGGGAACAAGTCCTCAAAGCGAATGGCCTAGGGTAGTCGCGGCCGTCGCGGTCCGGCTCCAGGTCTCACCGAATGAGGTTCGCTCGATGTATTGGGTGGACTTCCGGGAAGTGCTGAAGCTTTTCGGTGTGAAGGTCAAGAAGACCCCAGAGGAACTAGAGGCGGAAATCATGAGGCTTCTCAATGGCTAAAACAACTGCAACCGTCACGGTCGGCGCCGACACCAGGCCGTTTGATCGAAAGATGAAGAACCTCGGGTCCGGTGGGATCGGTGGACGAGCTGGTGCCATGGCTGGTGGCCTGGCGTCTCGAGCTGGCGGCGCTGCGATGTCCGGGCTTGGTATGGGACTCGGAGCGCTCGGAGCTTTCGCGGGCATCAAGGGTATGGGCTCGATTTTCGACAATATGCTCGCGATGTCTCCCAAGCTCGCGGGCGCGGTGAACAAGCTTTCCATCGCTTTCCAGCAAGCTCTTTTACCAGCGGCGGAAAAGCTTGCTGATTGGTTGCTGGCTTCGATGCCGACGATTCAATCCGCGCTTGAGGGTTTCGGGGACATGCTCGCGGACGCTATCGAGTTCTGGACGCAAGACGCGCTGGACCCAGCAGTATGGAAAGACATCGGAATGGCTATCGTCGACTCGATTAAAGACGCTTTCGACTTCGGCGTAGATAGCGCGGGTGACGTCGGTCGCAAGGTCGGCGAAACCGTCGCGGGTGACACTGGCGGTGACATCGGTGAATGGTGGGTAGAAAATATGGTCCCGATGGTTCAAGTCTGGAAAGGGATTTCTTGGTCTCTTGAGAAGCTGGCTGGGAACACTGAAGGGGGAGCGAGTCTATGAGCCATGGAGCGGTTACCTGGAGAGAAACCCCATCGGACCGTATCCAATACGGCGCTGGTGATACTCGCCGGATGAAGTACGATTTCTTCGGGGTCTACGAGCTGACTAGCCCAGGTACCCCGGCGCCGACCACGGCGTCCGCTGCGATCACGGCCGCGGAGTCCGCTGGAGCGAATCTCCGGGTCGATGGAACTTTCTCACCCCCGTCGACGTTACCGACGATCGGAAGCGGCTCGGCTCCCTGGGTACTCGCGTCGATGAGCGTCGAACGAGCGAAGGGAACCAACGAGAACACCGACGTTATCTGGATCTTCTCTTGTGAACTCGAAGCCGCGTACAAGGCTTCAACGACCGAGCCTTTTGTCCAGGTCACCCAGCAAGCGACCGCGGTGAACGTCTCCGCGTTTCGGATTCTTCCCACGATTCCAACGGATGACTTCGCGGACGTCGCCTCGAACAACACCATCTGGCACGGGACGACGGATATCAGTGGGACGAAAGTCGACTGGGCATCTCAACCGATCCAATACGCGCTCCCGATCCGAAACCTCTCGATCACGGTCCAGCGACCGGCGCCACACTGGACGACGACGGGAACTCGCGACCTAGGAGCCGTGAACGTCATCGCTTCCGATGCTCAGTATATCGGGAAACGGAATACCCTCGAGATGGACTGGATGGGGGACGCTGGTGAGATCCTCCTGGTCGGGATCAACGCAACCCCATTGAACCAGGGTCTCTACAACGTCTCGTATCAGTTCCGCTGGCACCCCTGGAAGCACGCACTCCAAGTCCCCTACATGGTGGGAGCGGCTTATGCGAAAGACGAAAACCCGGACAACGCTACCCGGCTCCAAAACGGCCGTATCTGGTGGTCGCAACCGCATATCGAAGGTGTCGATTTCAAGGCTGAACTAGACATCACAACGGACGAGCTGACCGCGGCGGGGATCTCTTGATGCTGCGTGCCGCGTTCTACAACCCCGGGACGCCGCAGCTCTGCAAGGTGACCGCGTCGACGCGGATCCTCACGGGGGACGGTCCGAAGTGGAAGTACACGCTCCGACTCATCGGTCTCGAGTATGACGAAGCGACCTATTCAACTGGGGACGTCACCGCGTACGCTCCAGGGACTTTAGACGCGACGACCTTCACGGCTTACAACGTGAACGAACTCGAGAACAC